CCTAAGCTACGTTCCTGAGTAGCACTGAAGACTGCCTTGCGGAGTTCTTTAGGTGCGTGAAAGCAGAAGAAGCTAATCACGTTATCAAGCATCTCAATAAGGTCAGCCACCATAGTGGTGTTCTTCCAGTGTTCGTAATGCTCTAGGTTAACGCTGGACAAACAACACACTGCTGTACGGTCTTCAGACGTTGGCAGGTGTATCTCATTGCACAGGTTGGACCCATGAATGGATAAGCCTTTCTCTTTCATGGCTGGTGGTAGATGCCTGTTAGCTTCATCAATGAAGTTAAGGTAAGGCTCACCTGTACGGAAGCGTGTTTCAATTAAGCGTTCCCATAGTTCACGGGCAGGCATTGAGTCACGCACTGTATTATCAGCAGGGTCAATCAAATCCCAAGTCGCATTAGCATTCACAGCATCCATGAATGAATCAGGGATGTTCACAGCGTTGTGAATATTGAACGCCTTACGATTAGGGTCACCACCTGTAGGCACACGGATGTTGATGAACTCAACGATGTCTGGATGTGAGATGTCCATGTAGGCAGCGTAAGAACCCTTGCGAGTCTTGCCCTGTCTGTAGGCAGTCATGTCAGAATCGACAGTCTTTAGGAATGGTATAGGGCTAGGAGCAACATCACTAACACTGCGTATATCAGACCAATGGCCTCCGACTCCACCGCCTTTGACACTGAGCCAACGTAGCTCGGTAGTGTGGGAAATAAGACCATCAAGGGTGTCAGGGACATAACTAAGGAAACAACTAATGGGAAGTCCACGGACCTTCTCTCCTTGTGCAGGTGCGTTAGATAAGATGGGGGAGCTAAACATGAACCAGCCTTTACTGGCGTAGTCATATATGCGTTGGGCTAAGTCGTAGTCGTTACGACAGAATGCTGTAGCAGCACGTGCATAAGCATCTTGAGGGTCTTCACCTTCACGACAGTAGTAGTCAGAGAGTAAGGTGAAGGCTTGCTCAGATAGCAATTCGTTACGAGAGTAATCAACTACAATTGTCATTGACCCACTCCGTTGTTTCTCTGATACCTTTGAAACCAATTAAGGTGGCACCAGTTTCAGTGTTAAGTACAGTGGGAACACTCCGCACTCTATATTTAATAGCTGATGCAATGTCCTTAGCAATATCAACTTCTTCATAGTCCACTTCTGCATGGTTCAGTACAGTGCTCACTGCTTTACAGGGCATGCACCCTTCTGTGTAAAATTTTATAATCATATTTATTTCTCAGTCATACTTCTGGTGTTGGAGTTCAAGCCATAGCTCTGCGTAGTGGATTATCTTTTTAACATCAGATTCAAACTGGCCTTTGTGGGGAGCGCGAGTTGCGTACTTCACGATGTTGCCAGCGATGAAGTCCAGTTCATTCTTCATGATGTATTCGATAGGCTGGATGGGGTGAGTGTAGTGGTCACCACCTTCTTGGCGTTCAGTTCCTATATACGGGGTGGGTTCCATAATGGGGGTTCCATGTTGTCAGGGTTGAGGTCTTCAGTACGGAGGATACGAGCACAGCGCGCTTGGACTAAGGCTTCTTCAAGACCTAGGCCAGCCTTCTCAAATGCAGCAAGAACATGAGGCCAATAGTCCAACTCAGCAGCATCAAGAATCTTCTCAGCTTTCACTGGTCCAACTTGGGGACAGCCTTTGTAGTTGTCAGAGGAATCACCTATCAGAACTTGATAGTAGAAGTAGCGGTCAGCCATAGGCAGGGTTACATGAACCACACCCCTGTCTTTGTGACGAGGGTTGTACAGGTGACAAGGCACACATAAGAAGTCTTTATCTTCAGATACAACGATTGTGTCTGTGTCAGCAGTAGCTGCAATGCCAATCAAGTCATCAGCTTCAAATGGTTCTAGTAACTCAGCATCGCCTTCAACAATCATCCACTGCTTCAACGCACCTAGAGTCATAGGCTTACGGGTATCTTTACGATTACCTTTGTAGGATTCAAGAATGTCGTAGCGGAAGTTCTCTTTGCCTGTCAGGAACAAGCGCATCTTAGTGCATCCTGTTGCCGTGGTTATGGCTTTTAATGCACGGTTGATGTGGCGTTGCCCATCCTCTTCAGATGCGTGGAGTGTCCACATATCGTGGTCCCATTTGGTAGGAACCTCAGTGGCTGCTGCTGCTTGGAATGCAAGGATGTCAGCATCAATAAGTAGGGTCGTCATATGATTCCTCTTCTTTAGAGTTACGTTCAGTGACTATGCGGATACCATGTTCAATAGCTGCAGAGGCTTCCATGTAATCTAGGTAGGCATTCATAGCAAAGCTAAAGGCTAAGGCTAGAGATACGACTACAAATCCTAGGCACACAAGTACCATCATTAATGTTTCAATCATTTGTTAAAGCCTCCCAGCTTACTGGATATAAAGGACGGATAAGATTGTCCACTTCCCTAGCTAGCTCTTGTATTTCTACTTGAGCGTGAGGGTCAGTGCGTTGCTTATAGAACCTAGCAAAGGACGCAACATTGCCTGTCCAATACCAAGACACCTCAGTACCTTGAGGCAACAAGAAACGTGCTTGTTCAGGACACATACCTCCAGCTATTGCTGTGTCATAGGACTCAAGGCACATGTTGTAGACAGTTTGGAAGTGTCTCTTCCAGTAGCGATTACCAACAACGTGCATAGGTCCACTACTGCCTTGCTTGGCTCCACCTGTGGGTCCCTTACGGAACTGGTCAGGGGTGTAGAAGCTAGGCTTTCCACTGATATACCTGCGCGACTCTTCGTTCTCTGAGAACCCAACCTTGTGCTTAAAGCATTGGGTGCGGATAGGCACGGGCGCTTTCATGCGGAGGGTCACAGAGGTGTGAGCAAAGGGAGTCCAGTGATTGTGTGTGGCAAGGTAGTTGATTAAACCTGTGTCATTCTCTGCATTAAACTCAGTAGCATCTGCGGCAAAGGAAACACGCGCAGCACGTACAACAGAGGCATCAGTACCCATGTGGTCTATGTACTCAGCCTTCATACTTCACATTCCTGTTCATACATTTGATTAGCTTCAGAATAGCCTTCCCAATCACAGACACCGCAGGCATCAAGACATGCAAGAAGATGGCTGTCTCTCTCTAGAGAAGCAAAGTAAGTGGCGCTGGTGGTCACCTTCCTGCAGTCGATATTAGTCACCTCAGTATGGGGACTGACCCCTAGCTTCACTCGGTCCTTGAACAGCCCATCCCAGCCATCACGGTAGGCATCACTAACGACACCTGTTTGAATAGGGAGTCCAGTGGCTTCACTTATTGCTTTGGTCATTATCTTTCTCTTCTGTTTCACGTAGACGGATTAGACCCATGACAGTGATATGCCAGCGTCTTCCAAATTGTTCAGTGCCTACGGTTCGTGTTGATATGAAACCTTCACACGCACACACAGCGATAAGCTCAGCATTAGTTCTGGCAAAGTCACTGCGTGTGGTGAAGGGGTTTGTATAGGCGTGGCTAAGCACCTTAGTGAGTGTCAGCCCAGTTATCTCCGACATTGAATTCTCCATCTAATGGACATTTAAAGTTGAATATACTGGTGACTTCTCTGATTGAAGCGACAGCTATATCACCTACTTGCTGGGCTATGTCTTCTCTGCAGGCTACTTGGATTTCATCGTGTACCCATGCTGACATAGCAAAGTCTCCATCCCATCCATGCTTAAATCCTGCAGCTTCCATTGCCTCAACAAACTGGACCAGCCACTGCTTACAAATTATTCCTCCAGCACTTTGGAGCAACGCATTTAATGCTGAGTGCTCACTTCGAATATGGATACGTCTTCGGTCTAACCCGTAGATGAACCCACGCTTTGAACTTGACATCACCTGCTCACGTAACTTGGCAAGTGCAGGGGTCATTGCTAAGAATCTTTCCTTAGCGGCCTTGCCCATCTTGCGTCCACCACCCAATAGCTCACCTACTAACTGGTCACCTCCACCATATAAATAACAATAGATGAAGCGTTTTGCAGCATCGCGTGAAGCTAAGCCTGCAGCGATTTGGTTAGCAGTGTGGATGTCACCTTCAAGTAACTCCTTCACGTAAGCACCACCATCATATGCAGCCATGAAATGCCCTAAGCATCTCAACTCGAGGCCAGAAGCGTCAGCGCCCATGAGCTTCCATCCTTTAGGGACGGTGAATAGCTCACGACACTCACGTCCATATGGAGCAGACAGTGAGGGCACTTGGGCGATGTTGGGGTAGGCATGTGTAGCACGCCCAGTTACAGCACCATTGGGATTGACTGAACCGTGAATCTTTCCATCCACTACGTTCTTCATCCAACCTTGAGAACCATCAGATAGCTGAGCGATACGCTTCTGCAGCATGAAGTATTCAGCCATGACCTTAGCTTCAGGGAAGGGGAGTCCTGTCAGCGTAGATTCATCGACCTTAGCTTGCCCACCTTTGGTGAACTCTTTAGGTTTCCAACCACGTACCTTGGTTAGTCGGTCTGCAATGTGAGCACGGGATGATGGATTGAACTCCATGATTTTGATGGGCGTGTAGGCACAGTCCTTGACTATTGATGCACGGGTCACATCTTTATAATTGACTGTGCGACAAGGCACTTTGATTGAATCAGCAATTATCCAAGGTGCGAACAATCCATCTAGCTTAGAACGAATGTCAGTGCGCGTAGCAGAGAGGTCAAGGTACAGAACACCAGCCTTCTCTTCATCAAACACAAAGCCATTGCGCTCTTGCTTCGCCATAATCCAAGCCACTTGGTGTTCAAGTTCTAAGGCTTGTTCACTATAGGCCTGTTTAATTATTGCTTCATACAAAACAGCAGTGACTTCAACGTCTTGCTGGCAGTACTCAAGCATCTCTTCAGAGTAAACATCCCACGCTGCTTCTTGGTCTGCGTAGTCTCCTTTGAGAATACCTAAGCGGTAACCCCATGCCTTAAGTGAGTGGGACCCATACATCTTACGAGGGAACTCTGGCATGTTGACGAGCCTTTCTGCATCGTCTTCTTTAATGCTGGACCAAACCAATCTGACACACACCAACGTGTCTAGGACTGAGGGTGATTTGAAGTTAGGGTGTAACTTTTTGATAGCAGGAACATCAAACTTAATTCCGTTGTGAGCTATTAACAACTCAGCAGATTCAAGTAGCTTGATGCCCTTGCCTATCTCGTTAGGTCTAAAGGAATGAACCTCACCTGTGTCAACATCTTTAGCTACGATGCAATGGATACATGTGAGTTCATCCAGCAGTCCGTTCGTTTCAATATCGACAATGAGTTTCATACTTATTTCTCTCTAGCTAACTATAAAGGTGGCACGGAATCCTTTGACTTCATCAGCACGTTCAGAGCACAGACGGTGAAGGCTTGCCGTTGATAGACCAGTGGCTCTGCTTGCAGCAGCTAGGTTCTTATAAACCTTGGCACCATCATCCTCACCAATCACCACAACCTTGCGATGAAAGGGATGGTGGACTGCATGGGTCTGCTCAGATGGAGCTTTTGTTGGGGTGGTCTTCTTGCGGAATGGGTTAAACATTTGAGTTACCTATTTAGAAAGCTGCGTTCACATCATGAAGAGGGGCTGTGTCAAACACAGTCTGCTCATAGAGATGCCCAGTTTCTTGATTGTAGTTAAGTGGAATTGTCATTCCCG